GCTGCCGTTCGTCACCGCATGGACGGCTGGAGCGGCACCGGAGTTTTTCGCCGCAGGTGCAGCGTGCTTCAGACACGGCGAAGCCTCAGAGCCCACGCAGCTGCTGCGTCACGAACCAGGGAACGCTTCACGATCTCAGCGGCCACAGCCTCGGGCTCGGGCTGCGTCTGCGTTGCCAGCCAGGCTTCGTACGAACGCATGGCCACGGACGCAGACGTGGAAGGGTATGCCGGGTTTAGCACCGGCCCCACGTCGTAGAGGCCCGACACCTCGCGGATCTGGCGGATGGCCTTGCCGTCCTCGCCAGTGCGGAAGGATTCGTTCTTGGGCTCCACCGTGAAGGCGAACGAAGAGCCCCGCACGTCGCGCCGCTGGATGAGCTCGAGCACGTCGGCACGGCTCACGGGCGGCGTCACGACGTACTTCAGGCCCTTCTCGTCCGAGGAGAGCTCCAGCGTGCCAGACGAGGAGCGGCCTAGGACGATGTTGCTGTCATGGTTGAAGAGCGCCACCACGTCGCCCTTGCCACGCTGGCGGTTCAGAATCTTGTCGAACGCGCCCGGCAGGATTTCCTCCCGGAAACCTCCTAAGTCCAAACTCAAACGGTTATAGACGGCCGCATAGCCGATAATTGCGGCCCGGCCATCGGCCCGGCTTTCTACGATCAGTTCGTTCTCTTCCTCGAAGGCGAAATCGCGGCGTTCAATTTCCATTGGTGTACTCCTCCTGTTCGGCTTCATCCTCGGCATCATCGGCCGGGCTGTCTTCCTCCTCGACGGGCGGCGCTGGCATCGGCTCCGGTGCCGGTTGCTCCTGGCCAACCTTGTCGAGCGTGGTCATGTTGAGTTGCAGGTAGTGCTTGTCGCCTTCCGGCCCGATGGGGTTCAGGTTCTCGGCCTCGCGGATCTCGTTGATGCTCATCCAACCGTTTTGCAGGGCCGACACATAAAACGCCGCCCGGCTTGTGTGATCGCCACGCAGCAGGCCGTTCACGTTGTGCTCGGCAAAGTACGTCTCATCGTCCACGATCAGATCGCGGCTGATGGCTGCTTCCCACCGCTTCAAGTGCGGCAGCAGGCAGTGCTGCACAAACTCCGTGCCCTGCACTTCGATGTTGCTGTATGTGCTGCGGTCCAGTTGCTGCACCATGTGGGGAGGCACGCGAAAAATCCGGCAGCACTCGTACACGGCAAACGATCGGCTTTCCAGCATTTGGGCAGCCTCATTGCTGCTGGATAGCTCGTGAGCCTTTACGCCGTTCGGAAGCACTGCCGTGCGAAACGCTTTGTCTGCCCCACGGTGCATCCGCTCCCACTGCTCGCGGAGCCTTTCGGCAGCCTCTACCGGAATCGGGTTTTCGGATTCAAGGACAATTCCAGGGCGTGCATTGTTCCCAAAGAATGTCGCCGCGTGAGCCTCTAACGCCTGCGAAAGCCCGAGCACATTCTGAAACAGTTTGTAGGTCGGTATGGCCTTGATGCCGTCCTCGGTGGTGAACCGCAGGGCGAAGATCTGCTCTTGGGGATAGATCGTCTCCCGCCCGCTCGGCTCGCGGTAGCGATACCGCAGCGTGCCGTCAGAGAGCCGGTCTACTTCCATGCGGGAACTGTGCAAGGGCCACAGTTCCGACACGGCACCTCGAGCACCTGGGCGGATCTCGGCGTAGCTCGCACCGTAGTGCAGGTACATGCCGGTCATCCAATCGCGGAACTCCTGCGCCGTCTGCCACGGGTTGGGTTGCTGGTGCAGGAGCCGGTACACCGGGTGCTGCGTCGCCTTCGCCTTGCCGCCGTTGGCCATCCGCTCATAGACGTGGAGCGGCAGGGCTGATACCGCATCCGATATGACCCGGATGCAGGCCGTGTAGGCCGAGCACGCCATGGAGTTGTCGGCGTTCACGCGGATGCCCGAGGGCGTGCGGCTGGGCGAAACCTCGGGCCAGTCGATGCCACGCAGGTCGAACATCTTGAAATCGGCGGCGGCGTGTTCGCTCATATGCTCAGGATGTCCCAAGATTGTTCAGCTGGCTTTGTGGTTGCCGCTGCGTGAAGCCCGAGTGCCATGACCAGCGACACGATGCCGTCAATGCGTTCTGTGCTCTTGGCCTTGCTGGGTTTGATGTTGCCCTGGTGATCGCTCTGCACCGCCACGTTGCCGGCCATCCACGACAGCACTGGATGATTGGCATGCCGAATCCGCTCGGACAGCACCAGGTTCTCCAGCTGCTTCGACGGGCTGCTCATTGAGCCATAGCCCTGCCCAAAGCCTGTCACATTTACGCCGTCGCCTTGCAGTTGCGTGGCCAGCTGCGTGGCGTTCCAGCGGTCAATCCCAACCTGCCGGATATTGAACTGCTGCGAGAGCTCCACGATGTCGCGCCGAATCACGTCGTAATCAGTGACGTTGCCATCCGTGGCCCGGATATAGCCGTCACGAATCCAGCCGAGGTAGTCGATCTTGTCTCGCTGTGCCCGCTCGGCGGCGTTCACCTGTGGCACCCAGAAGAAAGGCAGCACATCGAAAGTGCCATCGTCCGCTTGGCTCACGAGCACAAATGCCGAAAGGTCGTACGTGGTCGCAAGGTCGAGGCCCGCGAACCACTCCCGTTGCTCAAGGTCGCCGGCCAGAGGCTTGCCGCACTTGGCCCAGTTGTCTGGAGACAACCAGCGAACGTCCTGGGTGGTCCAGACATTGAGCCTGTATCGCAAAAAGCTATTGAGCTTCGACGGTGACTGCTCGGCCTCTCGGGCATCGGCTGCGAATGATTCCAGCGTGATCGTCTCGCCCAGTGACGGGTTGGCCTTGTGCCACGTCTTGGAGTCCTTCCAATCGTCCTCGGGCGAGGCTGCGTAGATGCACCCGAAGAATGCCGGGTCCACGCCGGGATCGGCGATGCACCGCTCGGCGTATGCGTGCTGCTCCCAGCAGATGCTCTTGCGGTCGTAGCCCGCCGTGGTGATCGACAAGATGAGCGGCTGCCGGCGAGCAGCACCGCCGTACCGCAAGGCGTCCCACAATCGCCGGTCTCGCTGGGCGTGCAATTCGTCAAAGAGCAGGGCGTGAATGTTCAGCCCTTCCGCACGGAACGCGTCGGCCGAGAGCACCCGGTAGAACGAGTTGCTGGCCTTGTGCACGATCGTCTTGCGGCTGTCGATCACCTCGAGGTGCCGCGACAACGCAGGCGAAGCCCGCACCATCGACGCCGCTTCCCGGTAGATGATGCCAGCCTGCTCCCGATCGCAGGCCGCACCGTACACCTCGGCACCAGGCTCCGAGTCGAAGGCCGTCATGTAGAGAGCGATGCCGGCAAGGGTGGTGCTCTTGCCTTGCTTCTTCGGCAGCTCGATGTACCCAACACGATGCTGCCGCGTGCCGTCTGCGTTCAGCCGGCCGAACAGCTGCCGCATGACGTGGTGCTGCCACGGCAGGAGCGTGAACGGCTTGCCTGCGTTCTGCCCCTTGCTGTGACGCAGGATCTTCTCGAAGAAATGCACCACCCGCTCGTACTTGGCCTGGCCCTCTTTGCAAAGGTCAGGCACCGTGGAGCTTGAAGAACTCTTCGACTTCGTCGGTTGGCTTTTCTTCCTTGCCACCTAGCCGTGTCCTACTGCTCGGGGTCAGGCCAAACTCGCCCATTAACGACGCCTGGAGCGCCACTAAACTGCGATATAACGGGCCTGCCGGATTCGGTTTCACGCCACCTAAGTCTGTCCGCATCACCGGCCCGGTGGCTCGCAGCTCGAGCAGGCACGCCTGCGTAGCAGCGTACACCTCGCACAAAGTGGCCAACGCTTCGCCATCGGCCTGCGTCAGCGTGCCGAGAGTCAGCAGGATCGGCGTGAGCTCGTTCCACTTCTCCACTGCGACCGGCTCCACCATCAGCCGCTTGGGCATTGGCGGCGCGCCGGGGGGGGACGGGAGGTCGGGCCGAATCTTGCGCTTGCCGGGATTGCCGAGCATGCGCTTGACGGCGGCAGGGGCCGGCGGCGGACCACGCTTACCCACGGAAAAACCTCACTGAAACTTGCGGGCGCTCACGCAGAGGAAACGACCGGGTTCCTCC